GCGTTTTGATGTTTGTTTGAACACGAAACTCCCCCTTCAGGGGGGGACGCGACCGCTAGGTCGAGTTCCTCGAAAGAGGTTTTCCGTATTCATGCAAAGACGAACATCTGCATCGAGGCGCTGGCGTTAACCAGCAGGCGTTGATAGTAAACGACTTCCGAAGTTTACTAGACTCATCTGTTTCCAGACGTCAAAGCCAGTATTGCCAAAGCGGCAATACTCCAGGTCAACGTGATCCCAACAGGGGGTCACGCCATACCGATAATGGGGTCTCAAGACATCAAGTCTTATGTTGAGAGACCCTCCGAACAAAGTGCCCTTGATAGCGGCAACCATGATAGCACTAGGGTTCGCAGTGATGCGATACCTTTTGTGTTTCTTATGGTCTTTGCTATTTTCAAAGTCGGTCATGTCAATTGAGATCTTACGGGCCTCGAGTCGTTTATAGACAAAAGAACCGTTAGAATCCCGTTTGACATTAGCCAAGCAAAGAGGGACCTTAACACCACTGATGTCGCTCTCAAAAGCCGGTACAGGTAAAAACCTGACGGACTCAAGAAGCAGCGACATAGTGTTGTATAAAGGTATCTCCAAGCTGGCTGACCAAGCATTGAGCCTGTTGATCAAGGAGTACTTTGCGTGCGTAGATCGAAGCGTTTTACAATAGACGCCTCGAACGTTGTGGCCATCAAAATAGTCGCCACCGCACGATTCTCTAAAAAGTCCAACATTAAAGGACTTGCTTTTGTTAACGATGAAGCCAGCGGCTTCTAAGGAGCGACACATAAGGTTAAAGGCTATGCCTCGAACGATAATGTCATCACCAAAGACGCCGATATTTCCATCGGATGTTTTTGAGGGTTTCAGGATCGGGATCCCAAGAACCTTGTAAACACCAAAAGCTATAGCAGAGAAGATCATGGTCTGTAAGGGAAAAGTATAATCATTTCCCATTGACGAGATCATATGCAAGTCAAGCACTCTACCATCAGGCAGAGTGGTCCTTGGTGAACGTGCAGCATCCAACCAGGCAAAAACATCTGCCGGGAAAAGGTACTTAACGATCTCCAAGGAAATCGTATCACTAGCCGAAGTGAGATCTATAGTTGAATACTCACCGGTGCGTGATCCGATACGAGCCAATCGCTTGTTTCTGAACTGCTGGTCCCTGAGGTCAATAGATATAGACCTATTGAGACAGCGTTTCAGACATGACGACAAACCTTTCTGAAGAAACATATTCAGGGAAGGTTCAGTGCATATAGTTCTGCTAATTCTAGAAGTCTTCGGAACAAAGCAGAGCTTACTGCCACTGACTACAAGGGGATGACCAAAGGCATCACGACGTAATTTTTCAGCCGTGAGCCAGGTCTTAGACCCCTTGATAGACTCCAGATAAACGGAGTAAAGAAAAGCATCAGTACAGCTAAGGCGACCGCTACCCACTTTGTGTAGGAAGCTGTTACCCGCGGCCGAAACTGATGCCCCTGGGCCAAAATCGCACTCGTCCAACCAAGAGGAAGGATCCGTGATATCCGGGCCAAAACGAAGGGTATCGTCAATGAAGGACTTAGCCCACGTAAAAACGTGGACGAGTTCTTCATTCAGGGACCAGAGGTCAAAGCGAAACTCCCGACACTTATCGTTCATGCTAATGAACAAGTCGAGAGCCTTCGCATCGGCATCCTCAGCTATATGGTCGACGTTCTTTTTGAATATCGACTTAAGCAGAGAAGCCGCGGCGAAAGCTTTGTATCCCTCCAACGGCTCGAACGCTACTTCACTCAGGTTTTGAGGGAAGAAGCAATTCGTGCTGTTCGGAAGGTACCTCTGAAGATCTGTTGTCAGTGCGAGATAAAGAGCATGAGAGCAAGTACTCATCAGCCTGAACTCCAATTAAACCAAGAATGGCAAGGATTATAACGCCGTAAATTTCCAAAGTAGCACCCTCGTTAGAGGATGCCGGAAACTGCGGTGTCACCGATCCCTGCAGACTGCTGTGCGAGAGCACCGAGATGGGCAGATAAGGCAGCACGCACATTAGGTGCGTCCGTCATATCTGAACCAGCCGGAACCTCGATAGAAGTCGTAATCAGCATAGTGGCATAAGGTTGCCCTGTTAGGGGCAATACACCCTTACGGGTGATAACCTTGTACACATTACGCGGAACATTCTTGATGGAGCCGGTCACGGGGTTCGGTTGGCCAAGGCTTTTAAGGGCCTTCGGTTTAACAGCCGTAATCGTGAACGGTGCTGCGACAGAATGGCTTAAAACGCCAGTCTGAGTCCCACCAAGTGCAGTAACAGCGTTTTGCTTGCCGTTATTGTCTGGAGCGGAATCCGCAGTCAGGGTGTATGTCGGGGTAGTAAAGCCCGTTTGTGCTGCTCCCGTTATCGGGGAAGTAACAGTGATGGTCATTTTGACCTCCAAGGGTCGGTTGAGGGTTAATCGCGAAATGCGATGAAGCTACTTAACTAACTTCGAAAAGAAGGATGACAATTTCTGACTCTGAGAGAGCAATGCAGCCATGTTAGCCCATTTTGCACTGGAACCAGGGAGCGAAAGCTCCAGGCCAGGTACGGATGGACTGACAGAAGCTATACGGTTCACTTGAGTAGAACTTGTCTTCCAGTTATACTCGCCTCCGCCACCTAACTGATATCCCGATCCGAGTGTATGTCTAAAACGGCCGGCACGTTGCACATAAGCAATGCGTCGGGTAGTCTTTGACGTCCACGCGAGTTGAGAATTCAGAAAAGTAGTGGCAGAAACAATCTCGCTAATATTAGCGAAATAGTCGATCAAGAAAGACCATGGCATGAGTTCCCAAAGCGTCGGCACGAATTCATCGGCTTTAAAACCGAAAAGCTCGCGCGCGTTGCCTAGAGAACCGTGGCCATAGATGCTAGCCTTGACCTTCCCATAATAAAGGACTTGAGCCTCAGTAGAAGTAACCTGAGTAAAGTCAGAGGGAAAGTTTGACGTGTAGATGTTCTCGGTTCCAGTAGTCTGTGATGTTTGCTTGGTTTCTTTACCAAAGCCACGACACTGCAGACTGGAGGGACCGCGAGACGTCAACTTGTCGTATGCGTCCATGGCAGAATTGACATCCGCAATAAGCGGAAGCCAGCCAAAGACGCCTTCAAGGTACAGCCCGGACAGCGCCTGATTGAGCTCCAATCGAGTGAGTCGCTTACCAGCATAGCGTTTAGCTAAGTTGGCATAGCGATCCATCCCGATGTGAACTAAATCAGACAAAGCAGCACCGGGCCGCTTGATCATATGGATAGTTTCACGTAGTTCGCCGAGGAAGGTACCTCCATTAAAAGAGGAGATAGCTTTTCGAGCGGACGTGTAGAACTGCCCAAGGGCGAGGTTATCAGCAGAGGAAGTGGAGATGCCAGTTGGAACACCGAAACTCGGACGGGCAGCGACTGTATAGCCGCTACCGTTCAAGATGACCGGTTTTCTATCTGACAATCTCACGCCGGAGAAATTTACCGACGGTTCACGATTCTCAAGAATCTCAGACTTGTTCCCGACAAAATTCGTCGAGGCGTTTTCACCATTCTTAATCTGGGAACGAAACCGTGGATTTGCACCACCCGAAGACGAATCAACCCATGATAGGGTGTGAGTCGAATAAGGGATAGTAACTCCACCAACGGAATCGCTACCGAACTTAGAAAAATGTTGCGCTTTAGGAACAGATCCAGTCATGATGAGAATTCTCTGCAAAGAACGTCATAAGACGTAGCCAGGAAAATCCTATGTGCGGATAAGCACACACGAAGCCTCGAAAGAGG